CTGATAAATCAATCTTATCGAATAGTAAAGGGTCGGGCATCTCTTCAGCTTCGTCTAATATCCAAGTAGTAATACCATTAAGTGACTTAAGAGCTGCAGTTTGGTTTCCGCTACCTGTCTTTAGCCCCCTGAAGTATATCTTATTGCCTGTTACCTTATTAGTAATATCCGTCTTGTTAACTAAGAAGTTATCTCCTAGCCCTAGCATATCTATCTTCTCTGTCATCTCAGGAATAATAGAGGTACTTGCTGAGGTCATCGTATACCTCGTAAAGAGCACGTTGTGCCCCTTCTCATAAGTAAGCAATAGTATCATAGTAGAAATACTAAAGGACTTACTTGAGCCACGTCCCCCTGTTACTATATAGTATCTAGAGTCGTTAAGGAATAAGGGTTTATATTTAGGGCTTAATTTAATCATTTAATCTTCGTCAAAAGAGATTAGACCTTTTAAAGTTATGTTGTGGTCTACTTCTCCTGTGGTGTGTATATCAATCTCTTGTTTTGGTAGCCCTGCTCTATACTTTAGAAACAGTTCAATTGCACGTTGGTCTCCTGACTCAATACGTTCTAGTAGTTTCTGTATTACTACGTCTACGTCTATATTGTCATCAAGGATTTGTCTTATATTTATTACTTCTCCGTTAGTTGGTCTACCACTATTCGGTCTTACGCCTCCCCAACTGTCTGAGCCTTGAGCTCCGTCTTGTTTGCTTTTACCTGCCATCTTGGTTTATCTTGGTTTTTTACTCTTTATTTAAAAACACTCTAGATAACAAGTCATTACCACTCCTTTGTTAAGGTAGCTCCTTTAATATACTTTAGAGCAGGTTGCTTGTCTATATAGTACATCATCTCTACATCATTACTAGAGCCATTCCTAGGCGTTCTCCCGCCTATTCTCTTTGTAAAGGTAAGTTTACTTAGGTCAGCATAAATTAAGCCGTCAAAACAGCTCCAAACGATTATACTATTAAGAGGCTTCTCTATTAGCTTTTTATACTTACGTTCTGCTAAGGGTAAAGGGAAAGCGTTCTTTATGCCTCTATTCCTTCCCTTAACTTCTAGGTAGCCAATATCCTGTATATAGAAATCCACATCGTGAGGCCCTAGCTTTTTGTATTGCCAATCATATCTGTTAGCGATAGCTCTCATAGCTTTATTCTCTCTCTCTATATCCTGTGGTCTTTCAAATCTCATATTCCAAATATCTTTAATTTAGCTTCTAAGTCCTTAACTTTAGCGTCTGCTATCTCTAGGGCCTCTTCTGCTTTACGTGCTCTTAAAACGGCTCTATTGCGTCCCTCTCGTGCTTCTGAGATTAATCTATTAAACCCATAGTCTCTAAGCTCTAGGTTATTGATGTAAACAAACGTCCTAAGGAATGAGTTGTATATACCTAGTAGCTCTTTGTTATCAGGTTTAGCGTCTAACCACTTACCTAGCGTGTTAGTTATCTCTGTAGTGTCTGCACACTTCTGTAGAAATTCAATAGTCGGCGGTGTCATCATATTCTGTTAGTCTTACTTTACAATTAAATTCACTTTTATTAAGCCACGTCAATGTAGCTAGTCTCATACCCTCAGCTATGCTGAACTCATTCTCTTCAGCGGCCTCTAGTTGCACTTCAATACATCTCTGTAGCTCTACCCCTAAGGATAAAGCGTATAGAGTTGCTTCGTAATTTAGGTTTACTATCTCTTTGTCTAACATTATAATGTGCCTTCTTTGTGGTATTGTGATAAATCTATTAATTCGTCAACGAAAAAAGCTTTGTATATAGCTATTGCTGCTTCTAGTTTATCCTTACCTGATTGTAGTGTTTGCTCTGAGGCTTTAAATACACCTATATCTGTAGTGGTCTTGTCTATTACTAACCAATAGAAATCAGGCACGTTATAAAGTTGTGTATATAGGTAAGCTTGTAAGTCATAGTCATATTTCTCTATAGTAAATTTAAACTGATTTACACTACTACCGTTCTTTAATGTAATATCCTTAAGTCCATCGTTAGTTGTTTTAACGTCTGCTACATATTCTCCTTCTTTGAATATATCTGCTTTACCTCTTACGGCTAGTCCGTCTACTTCTACTAGGGCAGGTGTTTCTGTTTCTGCTCCCTTCATAAATGATACACAGCTATCGTTTTGTAAGAACGCTGCAGCTATTCTAGAAGCCATATACTTCTCCTTAAGGGTGTAAGTAGTCTCAGCTCCGTTCTGCTCCTTAGCTAGTTTCCATTTAGTAGTGTTTTTACTAGAGGTATCTACAAAGGTAAATTGACCATACTTCTCAGGCTCTAGTATCTCAGTATGTACTAACTTGCCATCTCTCAGAGCTTGTGTCTCTGTCATTCCCTTTTTTTTCATATGGGCAAACCATTTTGGAGACTTCAATAACCATTTCATAGTAGAGTAACTCAATACCCTATCTAGGTTTAAATACTTATAGTAATATTCGTCATTATACATATTATCTAAGGCCTCTGTAAGCTCTAGTTGTTCGTGGTTTAATAGTGTTACTTTCATAGTTTTTAGTTTAAGTTTTTAAATATGTGTTTTATTACGTCCACAGTCCACCCATTGCCCAACATCTTTCCTCTCTCGCCTTTAGGTACTCCTAACGTGTAGTCTTTTGGTACTCCCTGAAGCCTCTCACATTCGTTTATAGTTAGTTTCCTGTAGTTTCTATGGTCTTCTGTTATGTTTAAGTCAAATAAACTAGCGCAAATAGTAGGACACCTCCCTTTAACATCGTAAACCCTGCCACGCTGCCAAGTTTGTGAGCCGTCATTTTTCTTAGGGTTTATAGTTATTATACCATCAGAACTCTCGCTAGGCTTATATGGTGTTCTATCTAGAAAGAAACTCATAGGCTTATCATAAGGTACTGAATTATCTATAACATCCCCTATGTTTTTAATACTAGGAGAAGGGGAATACTTCAATTTAGATTTAACCTTATCCACAGGTATGTTAGTCCAATAGTATCTTTTCCTTATTAAGCCCGTAAACTCTACGCTATTAATAAATATTCTTTTTACACCTAGTATATCGTCTATAGCATTAGCTATTTCTTCAGGCATTCTAACATTTTCTAATAAAAAGTATTTAGGCTTAGTTTCCTTTAACAGTCTAACGAACTCAAAGAAAAGTTTACTTTTAGGGTCTTTAAAATTCAACTTTCTACCTGCTATACTAAAACCCTGACAGGGGCTACCACCTATAAGTAAATCTATTTTTGGTAAGTCCACACCTTTAAGTTCTACTACACCTCCTACTTGTATAGTATTTGGGTAGTTTTTTTGAGTTGTTTGGATTGCACTCTTGTCTATTTCACTTGCAAAGTAGTTGTCTACTTTAATTCCTAATTGGTCTAGAGCTATCTGTCCGCAGCTCATACCATCAAATAATGATAATACATTCATAGTTATTAGTTTAGTTGGTTGTTAAATAAGTCTAACTCTTCTAGTGACGTGTTGAGGTCAGCTTCTATGTCTAGAAATCTGTCGCAGTTAATAAAGTCGTCTTGGGTGTCTATTGCGTTGTAAATGTTTGTGTAGTTCATTTTAGTTTTTGTTTAGGTATAATGATAAATTTTGTTCTGCCTGTTCTAATACGTTACAAGCATCTAGGCTTAGTTGGTCGTTCTCTTCGGTTTGGTCTTCATAGTAATTAGCTGAAAGTATTCTAGCCTCTACCTGAGCGATGTTTCTTAATAGTTGTAATGTGATTAATTTGTTCATAGTTTAGTATTTAGTGATTAATATTTTTGTAAAGGTAATTATGATTATTGGTTAAAAAAAGCTTTTTTGCAATTATTTTTAAATTATTTTCTTATTGGCTGATTATTAGACACTTGCATAGCTAAATATTTTACCATCTGTGGATAGGCCACCCTCTTCGTGCATAGCTAACCTCTTAAATTCTCTCTTAGCTTTTAAGTCTGCCTCTCTTTGTGCCTTGTCTCTCTTTAGTATAGCCTTCTCTATATTTACAAAGGACTTTAGTTGGTTGTCTATAAAATACTGTATTCTACTTTCAGGTAAGCCCGTTAGTAATTCGTTAATGGTGTCATCTGAGGTTAATCTAGATAGTTTAGCTCTTAGTTCTGCGTTCTGCTTTATTAGATTAGCGTTACGCATCTCATAAGCTTCTAGGAGCGTCTCTGTTGCATTTTCACACTCTTTTATATCTAAGTTACCTAGTATCTCTTTTACTGCGTTGTATTTGGCTCTAAAGGCTGAATCATATTGCACGTCCTGTTCGAACTTTTTAAGTGAGTGCATTACTGTAGCGTGGTCTCTCTCTAAAAACTTACCTATCGCCTGTAGCGTTTGCTTATTCTCTCTAGCAAATTTATAGAATATCATTCTAGCTTGTACATATTCTACCTGTCTAGTTCTTAGTACTACGTCACAGCTAGTAACTGCCTCTACAGCTTCTCTAATTACCTGTAGCATCTTTGTATCTGTCTTTTGTTTTGGTTTCATATTATTGTAAGTCTTCTTTAGTTGGTGTCTCAAAGTGTATATCAGCGTCTGCAGGGTAGTCTTGTAAGATTGCCTCACAGGCTTTGTCTTGTGATAGGTCTGAGACCATTGTGTTAATTAAGTATCTGTTGTTATTTACTACTAGTATTGTGTACATAATGTTTGTTTTTGATTATTTCTTAAATTTAATTTTAAATAGGCTTCTGTCCCAACCCATATCCACTAATTTATCTTTGTGTATTTGGTGTCCGCTTCTGTAATTCTCAGACACCACCTGCCCTTCATAGGTCATAATATATGAGCGTCTTATTTTCCCGCCTCCAATATATTCGTTGTTGTTTAATGTTCTCATAATGTTTGTTTTTGATTATGGTACAAATATACAGACCTTTTCTAGTTAAAAAAAACTTTTTTACAATTATTTTCAAAAAAAAAGCCCTACATCTCTGTAAGGCCTAATTTCACTAGGGTTA